ATACTTTTCATCTTGGCATCTATAATAGGCGGAATAATCGTAATCGGTGGGACCATGATGGTTACCTTATACGGCCTTCAACTTCAAGATAAAGCCGAATGCTACAAACTCCAAAGATACTCCAAAGAATACGCTCCCGCTTTTTATATCACAAAAAACGAGAAAGAGATGTGTGATTACTTAAAAATAAATGTTGATGCTCCAGTGCGTTAGAAGACCGTCATGACTGCTCTAATGGCGAATATGACTACCAAAACAACAATCTCCCCAGTAAAGAGAGCTTATATAGAAGAGCTTATCCGACTTATTAGTATGGTGTATAACGAAGCTAGGTATAAAAGAAAGTATAAGAAAAAGAATGGAACAAAGACTTTGTAATTATTGTTACTCAACTGGTTTTCACCCTAGAAGCTCCGATGGCGTATTTGTTTATTGTACTCATTGCCAGAAAGGAAGACAAAGTAAAGGAGCGAATCAAGAAGTAATAGATCAGGCGGCTAGCAACTACGCGCTTCTGTCGCAAGAAGCGATAAAGAAGGAATTGATGCAAGATTATTCCTTCACTGAACGACACTCGGACAAATGTCCTTATTGTCTAGAAAAGATGACGCCGTTTTATAAAAAGGTTAAAGAGAAGATTCATCCTTCCCCGTCCTTATTCTGTTTGAACGATGAATGTTCGATGAAAGATAATGAAAACACTTTACTGAAAGCTGGTTGGGTACAAAAAAGCGTATGTGAATAACTTTTAGTAGAAAAAGGAGTAGAATTAAATAAGGGATGTTAATTCCTAACTAGACATCACCTTAAGAACCTTAAAAAAAGGGGGGTATTATGTGGAACATGTCGCCACTCGGATGGGTCATGATTGGAGTCATTCTTTTCATAGTTTTCCTTGGTCAATTTGGCCGACCGTACAAAGAGTTCCCCCGACGAAAGAATCGCTTAAGCCATCAAATAGATGAGCTAGAACGGAGAGAATAATGATTGCTGTTTATTGTTGCAAGTGCGAAAACAAAATATTAAAGAGCGATATTCTGTGTCACCGAGAAAATGTAGCGTACCATTTTTCATGCCTCATTGATTCATTCCTCGACGATATAGAGGAATTGGAAAAAGAAAACAAAAGATTAAGGAGGCTTTATGACAACGCTCGAAGACGTAATGAGGTTGAGAGAGATGGGTAATGCAATGAACGCTCACTTATGCCCGTTCTGCAAGCAAGAAGTAGAGATAAGCAAAGGCCGAATGGTCTTTATCATCTCGGGAAAGTATTTTCACTTTGCTTGTTTCTGCAAAAAGTACGGATGCGAACTCCGAACCGTGAAACAGAAAGAGATTAAAGTCATTTTATAACCTCTCGATAAATGAGAGGAGGTGATCCTACAATCTAGTTTCTTGTCGGGATGCACTTCATAGCCTTTGAGCAAAATGCTCTCTGGTGCACCCGCAAGGAACTTCACTCCTCTAGACAATGATTGTCTGGAGGAGATTTTATTCTATAATTTTAATATAATAATGAATTTAGAGGATATTAGTCCGATTGATTGGATAATCTCCAATAATATAAAAAATGAGCAAGGGCTGTCGCTCGACTTTGAAAAACACTTATTTTTGTTCGATGTGTACGTCGATATGTCCCCCAAATTAGTATGTATGAAAGCGGCTCAAGTTGGCTTTTCTACGACCGCCATCTTAAAAAGTCTTTACATAGCGAAGAAAATGGGAATGGACATAATCTATACTTTGCCCACTCAAAGCGACGTGGTGGACTTCGTAAGTGGCAAAGTGAATCGAATAATAGCTCAAAATCCTATTATCCAGTCTTATGTGCGTGATAAGGACTCGGTAGAGCAAAAAAGAGTTGGCGATAATGTCATTTACTACCGAGGCACGTGGACAGATAAAGCGGCGCTTATGGTGTCTTCCGACTTAAATATTTATGACGAAGAAGATAGGTCAAAACAGCCCGTTATTCAGCAATACGCCTCCCGCCTTCAGCACTCCAAGTATCAATGGGAGTGGCATTTCTCTAACCCGTCATCGGAAGGAAATGGAGTCAGTCGCTATTGGAGACTATCTGACCAAAAGCACTGGTTTATAAGGTGCTCAAAATGCACTAAGGAACAGTTTTTGAGTTGGCCTGAGAGCATTGATCAAGAAAAAAAGGTGTATATTTGCAAGTTTTGCAAGCGAGAGCTGTCTGACGATGACCGAGCAGTCGGTAGATGGGTGAAGAAGTACAATAACCGAGAATATTCGGGCTATTTAATTAACCTACTTATGGTCCCGTTAGCAAAGGCCGAAAAGATTTTAGACCTTTATAAAACTAAGTCCGAGGAGTATTTTTACAACTTCGTTTTGGGTTTGCCACACATCGGTTCAGGCAACAAGCTCACGCAGACATTATTTATGCAGAACCTAACTAATGATGGGTATGTGCCTAATACCGACGAACGGGTAGTAATCGGAGTGGACACAGGAGTAAAGCTCGATTATGTGGTTGGCAACAGAAAAGGCATTTTTTATCACGGAGAAGCCACGAAGTATGACGATTTAGACGACTTAATGAATCGGTGGCCGAAAGCGATTGCTGTCGTAGATATGGGGGGTGATTTAATCGGATCACGAGCTTTTCAAGCTCGACACAGGGGAAGAGTTTTTTTATGTGCCTTGACCGCTGACCGAAAGACCCAAGAGATGATTCACTGGGGAAAGGGCGATGAAAATGGAGCCTGCCGAGCTGACCGAAACCGCCTAATTCAGTTGGTGGTAGATGAGTTTCGGGAAGGAAGAATTCCTGTTCACGGAACAGAGAATGACTGGTATGAGTATTGGTTGGATTGGGACAATCTTTCGCGAATAAAAGTTGTAGACTCGGAAACTGGGGAATTTAAGGGTTTTAAGTGGGTGAGAAATGGTCGAGATCACCGTGCTTTAGCTACCGTATTTTGGCGAATAGGAATGGATAGATTTGGTGCTCAAGATGGCAAAGTCTTTGGTCATGAGTCATTCTACAATGAACTGCCTTGGTCTCCAGAGGTTATGCCTGACGGGACAATCGAATCCGATGACCCTAAAAAGATATTTGATTTTGGAAATAAAAAAGATGACTGGAGAAACTACTAAACTCGAGCTTAGTAATGATGAAGTCCATTATTTTCTAACTTTCCGAAAACACCAAGATATAATTATGAGAATTATTGAATCGGGAATACTTAATATTCGGAATGGCCAAGCTGTTATGTCTTTTAATAATGATGGTGTACTTCAGGAGATAAAAATAACTATCGTGGCGTACCGAAGAGCGCATGAGAAGTTTAATAATAAAAGCCAAGATGGGCGAACTGTGGAAAACTAAAATTTGACAGGAATTAGCTGGTTACGTATCATAAATTAAAGCTTAACCCAAACCAAAGATATTTGGCGGGTTCATTTTGAAGAACAGAATCTTCGTGTGAACCCGCTATTTTATATGTCATTATTATCAGGTTTTTTTAGCCTCAGTAAAAATACGAACAAAGTAAATAAAGGGGCTGGTGACGAAACCAGAGAAGGTTTGGTGTCGGACGTTTTACCTGAATTGACTCTTGAAATGACCGACGAGGAGTTAAAAGACGTCAAAAACAAGTGGATAAAACGCTGGGACGAATACTCTAGAGAAATTGTTAAAGCTCAAGAAGAATCGGAAAGGTACTGGTTAGGAAAACATTTTAAAATTACGACCAATAAGGACGAGCGTCCTTTAGTTGACAACCTTATTTTTGAATCAACCGAGACTTTTTTGCCCCTTGTAACTCGTCAAAATCCCGAACCGATGGTAGAGACAGATAGTACTGAAGAGGGCATAGCTTTGGCGGAAAAAGTCCAAAAAATGCTGGTATTTCAAGCAGACCGCCAGAGGCTAAAGCTAAAAGTGAAGAGCGTTGTGCGTCATTGGGCTATATATTTCTTAGGGTGTGTCAAAGTTGGCTGGTCAATGCAAGAAAATGATATTTCGACTGTAGTAATCAGGCCGCAAAAGCTCATTTTAGACCCAGAAAGTACTATAAACGAGGGCGGCGAGTACCAAGGAGAGTACATCGGCGAGTATCGAAAGGATAAGGCCTCTAATTTGATTAAGCGATTTCCTAATAAGAAAAAAGAGATACTGGCTGCCGCCAAAGATAAGCTTGGGTCAGAGCTTCAGTATATCGAATGGTGGAGCGACGAGTATGTTTTCTGGACAATGAATGATGAAGTGCTTGGAAAATCTAAAAACCCTCACTGGAACTATGATCAAAAGAAGATTGAGGAGCAAGTTGATGAATTCGGTAATGTGAACAAAGTACAGATTACTATCCCAGGCAATAACCACTTTAACCGACCCAAAAAGCCCTATGTATTTCTCAGTGTTTTTAATTTAGGTACCCAGCCCCATGATGCCACCTCTTTAATTCAGCAGAGCTTAGCCGCTCAAGATTTAATAAATAAGCGCTTAAAGCAAATTGATAAGAATGCGGACAATACGAATGGCGGAATTGCGGTATCAGGCGATTCTTTCAGTAAAGAACAAGCTTCGGAAGCCGTAGAGGCGTATAGAAAAGGAGGTGGAATATATGTTCCTAGCGGCGATATTCGCTCGGCAGTTGGAAAAATTGACATGCCCGCATTGCCGAACTTCGTTTACGAGTCGCTTATGGACTATCGAAACGAATTAAGAAACATATTTGGAGTGAGAGGTTCGGTGCCGCAAGGGACAATGAGCGAGAAGACTGTTCGGGGTAAAATTTTGACCAAAACCCAAGATGCCGACCGAAGCGCGCTTATCTCGGAATATATCGAACAGTTTGCGGACTCAATATTTAACTGGTGGACGCAACTCTTCTATGTTTACTACGATGAACCACACTCGGCGTCGGTTTTAGGAAAAGAGCGGGCGCTGGAATACATTGAACTTATAAATACCGATTTTAACAGGAAGCTTACTGTATCAGTAAAAGAAGGATCACTTATCCCGAAAGACGAACTGACCCAGCGGAATGAAGCTATCGACCTGTGGAGCGCTAATGCGCTTGACCCAATTACGTTATTTGATAGATTGAAATTTCCTAACCCACGAGAGTCGGCGAAGCAGCTATTTTTATGGCAATCTAACCCGATTTCTTTATTCCCAGATTTGCAGGCAGAACAACAGGCGGCAATGGCGTCGCAGGTTGAAATGGCAAAAGGTACGGCAGCTGAGCCAGCGGCTCCAATGCCTAAAGTCACTCAATCCCCTAAAGCGCCAACGTCATCGCCTTTGGATTCAGTGCCTGACTTATCACAAGTACCTATTCAATAAAAATTAACGCGTCTTTTCTCGGTTAGACGTTATAAAGAAACCTGCGTAAATATGAGTGAAATAGAAAATTTTAGGGCGGAAATTAAAAACGAAGGCGAGCCAGCCTTTGTTGACCAAGAGGAGACGGAAACTCCTTCGGAAACGCCAGCCGAAAACAACCAAGAAACGGAAACCCAGCCGACACAACAGGGCGGGGAAGCTCCTGAAGGGAGACCAGAAGGAGAGAATACTGGTGAAAAAAAATATAAAGCGTTTCACGAACATCCTCGCTGGAAGGAAATTTATAGTAAAGCTAAGAAAGTAGACCAGCTCGAAGCTGAACTAAAAGAATTCCGAAAATTCCGAGAGGATGCATTG